TACACCGTCCATAAATGAAGTAGAATCTTATAATTTATCGACGAATATGTTGAAGTCGAGTGAACTATCTCATTCATATCATTCAGATACGAATAATGACAACGGTGATGATGAAAATGTTAATGATAATGATCATAATGCTAATAACATTCATAATAATATATATCCACAGCGTGATATGAATACTACGGTTATTGTGCCGGCGTGTCTAGGACCGTCATCCGCATCTGGACCGGCGGCGGGACCGTCATCGGCGATATCTGTAAAAAAAATTGCTAACGAAGCCAATATTCATGTAATAAATGAACGACATCACAAAGAAGTAATGAAAAAAATTAACAGATTAAAATATTCATTTCATAACGGCGATACGATACAAATGAAACTGAATCATAAATGCGCTTGTTTTTGGGATACATGCGAATTTGATGGTCCCATTTATTACACGCCGATTATGATTGTAAATGGCGTATTTCATGTGAGCGGTTGTTATTGTTCCCCCGAATGTGCTCTTGCTTCTATACTTAAAGAGCAAATGGATACGTCTACCAAATTTGAACGCATTCACTTACTCCATTTATTATACGGCACTTCGAAAACAACCGGATTTAAACCAGCACCAAACCCGAACTATCTACTGGATAAATATTACGGAAATTTAACGATTGAGGAGTATCGCTCGTTACTGAAAGGACCTCAACTGATTCATGTTGTCAATAAACCGTTGACGCATATTCTTCCGGAATTGTATGAAGATAACAACGACTTTCTTGTAAACAGTAAGGTGATACCTACGAATACACTTAAGTTGAAGAAACGATACAAGACTACGTTGGTTCAAAATAGTGCTACTGCGGATTGAATCAGCTACTTCTATTATGTATAGAGAATCATTTTCTATACATAATATATAATATATAATATATAATATATATTATGGCATATACACCTGATAAGAAGGAGGAGCAGGATAATATTGTATTGTATATCAAGAAAACAAAAAACGCGACTTATCCCACAAAATATGGATTAGAGTTCCAGTGTGTAGAACTAATACGCCGTTTTTTTACGATACACAAAGATTTGACATTCCCCGATGTTGTCGATGCTACTGATTTATTTACAAGAATTACTGAATTTTCGCATACGTCGAGGAAGCCTGCGGCGGCGGTCCCATTACAAACGCACTCATTCCCATACAAATATTCTGCGACATATTATTTACGACCAGGGAGTATCATATTTTGGAAATACAAGAAACCGGATTATCCGTATGGTCATGTTGCCATGATATGGAAAAATGACCCGAAAACAAATGAAACATATATTGTTCAACAAAATTTGAACCCGCCGATCAAACGGTTGAATACCGCGCTGCTATTTTCAAAAATGAATCGCGCAGATAGTAAATACGCGGGTGTCAAATTACTTCCACTTGAATATTTAACCGGTATTCAAAATTTAGATTGTATTGTTCATCGATTATAATTTCGCCGCGCCCATACCCGCCGCTGACGCTGCCGCCGCCGACTCCACGGCTTCCGCTTCCGCTTCCGCTTTTTTTCTCTCGAGCACTTGATTGTATATCTTTGTCATTTCTTGACGACGATAGTATTGTTCAGCTGACTTATCCATAAAATTTCGTATTTCAGAAAATCGCATCTGATTTGTGCTATGAGCATGAGTGGTAGAAGTCAGTGACGCAGCAGCAGAACCTTCTCGCATGTATTCTCGAATCACACGCTTTATATCATAATTCGTATGCTCTAAAGCAGTTTTTACTTGTTCTTCTGTCATTTCGGTTTGTGACATAATCACACGTGTCATCGTATCTATGACCGCAGGAGATGGAACAGGTGCTGAAACCGGTGTTTGTTCAGACATTATTATAATAATACACTTATTTGATACTTTATATACTTTACAGAAAATTAGAATTTGAATACGATGAAAATTGAAATAAACATATTAGAATATAAAGAATATAGCACAGTCAAACTTAAATGACCGAACCTGTTTCTTCGTCTTCGTCTTCGTCGTCCAATAATGCCGGCATGACAATCGATATTCGTCCGATGATCGAGGATGTCTCACAGGTGATGACAAAACATATTACCAGTATATTATCAGGCGTGATCGGGGAATATACCGTATACAAAGAAACACATGATACAATTATGGGGTTACCATGTGTTCGCAAATTACAACAACGAATCAACGAATTGGAGAATCGTCCGTATGAAAATGGAGGAGGGGGTGATGCTGCGTCGTATTCTTCGTCTCATGATTGCGGCGGCAGAGCATCGCGTGAAGATGAAATCAACCAACTTCAAAATGCGATAGTTGAACTCAATCGTTATATTGTTGCGTTGGAATCAAAAACCGACATGAAATCGGTATGTTCTTCATCACTACCGCAAAATGACGAAGAGTCGATTCGGTTAGAAGTTCATGAAGATGATGACTCTTCGCCAGTCGATAATCATCATGACGACGAATCTACCCGTTTCCTTCCTTCATCAAATAGTAAGAATGTCATCGTATCTTCTACTTCTTCACTATCAAATGAAGACAACGATCAAGCGACCGAAACAACAGAAGACCTAGCCGGACCCGATGTTGCTGATGAGGCCGAGGAAGCCGAGGCAGAGGAGGCCGAGGAAGAAGAGGCTGAGGAGGCTGAGGAAGAAGAGGCTGAGGAGGCTGAGGAAGCTCAGGAGGAAGCCGAGAAGACCGAGGAAGCTGAGGAAGAGGAAGCTGAGGAAGAGGAAGCTGAGGAAGAGGAAGCTGAGGAAGAGGAAGCCGAGGAAGAGGAGGCCGAGGAGGAAGCCGAGGAGGAAGCCGAGGAACCCGAGGAAGAGGAAGCCGAAGAGGCCGAGGAGGCCGAGGAAGAAGAGGCCGAGAAGACCGAGGAACCCGAGGAAGAGGAAGCCGAGGAAGAAGAGGCCGAGGAAGCCGAGGAAGCCGAGGCCGAAACAGCAGAAGAGGAGGCCGAGATCGAAGTATCTGAAGTCAAAATCAAAGGAAAGACCTATTTTACAACTGATCCACAAAATGGAATCATCTATGCTTGCGTCAACGACGATGTTGGCGATGAAGTTGGCGTTTTCAAGAATGGCGTTGCCGTTTTCAATAAAGGAAAGAAGTGAACAAATTGGATAGATAATATAATCTGACTGTAATATATATTATTTTTCATTCGATTCCATTCCATTCCATTATGCTTGAGAGAATATGCTCACCCGCATTATTGTATTTAGCCTTTTCGATGATTCAAATCGTTATTGATTTGTTTCAAGGCGATTATCATATATCATTATTGAAATTTATTATAATGTTTATTTTCACAGCAATTCTCAATATTCTGTGTTTGAATGGTTACACTAAACTCGTGTGGTTTATTGTGATTATTCCGATTATTTTACTTACTTACATTAGCAGCGTTCTTTTTTATGTCTTTGGTATAAATCCAGATAAATCTAGTGTTCATGTCAAGAAACCCGTCAAGCAACAACAGCCGTCGCCGTCCTCGCCATCCTCGCCGTCCTCGCAATCCTCGCCGTCACCACCGCCACCCCCTCCGAAATAACAACATAAAAAGATTTTGCTGTCATTATACATAGAGACCCAAATTTGTTATCAAATGAACTGTATTCACAATACCAGAAGTAGTAAATACATTTGTTCTAATTTTCAAACAAATCAAAAATATCCATCATTCATACCAACATCAACGTCGTCATCACAAATGACGATTCAACAAAAACCGATTTCTGATATGGAAATATATTTCGCGTATTTCTCGGTGTATATCATTTTTCCTCTATTATATAATATGCTTGTGTGTGGAGATAAATCGGTGATAATGGTTTTATGGCGTTATATTACATCAGGTGTGTTTGATACGGTTTCATACATCAAAGAACTAGCTACCGATCTTTTTTATACAGCATTACGCACATTCGGACAATACTCATTTAGCACATATACGGTTGTCAAGGATGGACGTGAAATCTATACATCATCGTCTATGTTTTATTATTATAAGAGTGATGAGGTGTCAGTTTATCGGATCGATCAAGCAAAGTATAATGTGTGTAAGTGGATTGATCAACAGTGTAAGTTGTATTTGAAACTACATGGGGAAGAACCCGAGGTGAACGCGGCACGAAACGATATTTACGATTTTATCCTTCATAAGGTAGATCGACAACCATATACTCGTATTCATAGAGGTGATTTTACCGGACGAACTCATACACTTATTACTGAGCACTACCGTCCTTATCGCAAATCATACCAGTTTGCGCCTGAGGCAGAACTTACTGTTTATGCGAATGGCACGTCGGTTGAGCCGCCTCTGGTATCGACCGAGACTACTATTGTTCATGATCATGAACACGATGATGCCGCTCACAGTTGTTTTCAGCCACAAGTTTTCAAATTAAACTTGAAGACGCCGCGTCATTTTTTTCTTGAAAAGAACGAGATTTTAGACACCGCATTTTTGAAATGGATGCTTTATAATGAATTCGGTCGTGACGGTATTTCGAAATATCTTCGCTCGCCATTTTACAATTATAAGCTTACGCTGTATTATAATGAATGTATGAAGGACTATTTTAAGGAAGATAATAAGACGGTAGCGGAGACGGAGAATCAAGAACCACGTATTACCAACACACAACCTACCCGTTTTACGGCGTATGTGTTGGACCATACACAGTCGGTGATTATCGGACATACTTATGTTGTTAAGATTGATTCATTATTGAGATGCCCTGTATTTGAATCAAATGAAAAGCAAGTATTTGATATTGATGGTGTGTTGTCGTCTTATTATGACAACTCAGATACAGAGTGTGATGATGGTGGTGACGCAGACGCAGGCACAGATAGCGACAGCGACCACGACAGCGACCACGACACCGATAGCGACACCGAGACCACGACCACGACCAACCCCGAAACCAATACCGTGACATCTACTCAGTATGATGACGCTGAATTTGAAGTAATTCAATAACAAAGAACATAAAGAGTATAAAAAAAAATTGATAGTATAATATACGGTGTGTATTATCCCATCCACATCAATTTACGGAATTTCTTCAACGATATGACTGAATCAACTGACGCGTTTCATAAATTATCTCATCGTTGGACGTTATGGGCACATCTTCCTCACGACACAAACTGGGCTGCTTCAAGTTATAAGAAAATATACGAATTTGACACGGCGGAACAGGCAATCGCTATATTCGAAGTTTTGCCACCCAAACTCGTCATGAATTGTATGTTGTTTCTCATGCGGACGGGAATCGTCCCGATGTGGGAAGACGCACAGAACAGAAACGGTGGTTGCTTTTCATATAAAGTTGCGAATAAAGAGGTAAATAGCGCATGGAAACAACTGTCATACGTTACGGTAGGTGAAACAATATCAACCAATTTGAATGTGGTTCCGATCGTAAATGGAATCACAATCTCACCGAAGAAGAATTTCTGTATCATCAAAATATGGATGGCGAATTGTAATTTTCAGAATGCGGGGATTATTCGCGAACTGGAAGGAATTACAGCACACGGGTGTTTGTTTAAGAAACATACACCGGAATACTAATTGCTCACTTTGCTCACTCGCTCCATCGCTTCGCTCGCTGCGCGGCTTCGCGATTTCGTTCGCTCGCGCTTCGCCGCTCAATTCCGAGAGTAGTGGATGGGTGTGGGGGTGTGGTGGTGGTGGGAATACAAATAATAATGCTACTCTTCAGCCTTATTATTTTATTCAATACATCGGCGTGATCGTTGTCACGACCAATCCACATCAATATATGTATGTCGCGTTACTGTAAATCCGTTCATTTGTTCGCGTTCTTCAACATTTATTTTACTATCTGGGAAATAATTTCGTAGATATTCAATCACATCCATATGAACCCGACTTTTGTGATGGATTTGAACCGCGACTCGATACGTCGCAATTTGTTGTTGTTCATCTAATCGAAACGCATATTTTGTATGTTGATCATTATTCCCTTTTTCGATTTCATCGCATATCGTGTCTCGAATTTGAGTGGCCAATTTCATAATTATATTATTATATCTATATTCTCGAAGTGCTTCTTTTGTTAGTAGCAAACGATGTGCGCATACCGACGAAGACATGATGACCTAGCGACAGAATCCCGAATTTTATATAATATAGAACATCTGTTTTTTATATTATATTCCATGAATGCCGCGGAGGAGGAGAAATTACGAGCTTGGCAACGGCGATAAGCATAACTTAATCGTCCCCAGCGACGCAACATAATACTTCACCACCAGTGGCATATCATTATCCAAATACATCTCGATTTGGTTACACAAGTTCGTGCATTTTATGAAATACCCGAGGTTTTTTAGAGAGAACTCGCCCTGAATGATCTTACCAGCGTCTTTCTTATGAAGAAACTCCATACTTCCATCGGACTCAACACGCCTCACCTCCGCTGTAGCGAACTGACCAGAACAGCGAAATATCAGTTCATTCCCCACCGATTTAATCTCCAGTTTCTCCGAAATACATGAGAGATCGCGAATAATCTTCTGAAAATCGCATGACGGGAGGTTAATCACGCTGGAAAACGCGACTTGTGGCTCCACCAAGTCCTCCGGATCCGGCTCGATCAGACGCAACTTCTGGGTCTTACACTGCTTGATATCCCCGTTCTCGAATTTAAGGCCGAGATACGAAACCACGCCGTCATTATAATCCTTCTTCTCAATATAGATCGTAAGCGTATCGTCATTATCGATCGAGTTGATTAACTTGAATAAGTGGAACATATTTACGCCGATGATAATCTTATCAAGTGCGCACTCATACAGCTCGAAATTCACCGCTTCCAGAAACATATGCGCCAACATCGTATGCGATTTATCCATATTGATGATGCGAATCCCGTCCTTTTGAAACGTGATATTCGTCTCGATGAGGATTTCTTTTAACGCACACATCAACGTTCTCACGGGAGCGATTTGGACCGTTTTAATCACGAGAACATTATCGCTATTGTTATAAGCATCAGTGGTGCCAACGACGCTGTTACTGATGTGGTTGGTAGGTGCTGCCGCCGCCGCCGCCGCCGCCGCCGCCGCTCCTCCTCCTCCGGTATACCCGGATTGTGCGTTTGAATGACTCATTTTCGTTTCTTTATACAATACATTTTACAAATCTTTATATCTATTTGTGCGTAATATATAGTAATACGACGGCGATGACGACGGCAAAGACGAAGTCCCAAAAACACAAAGGAACCAAAACGATTATAAATAATACTCGCAAACGCAAACGCAAACCGCATTCTCACCGCGACGACGACGATGACGATGACGGATGGCTTCGGGTGACAATCCGCGGAGCACCCTACGAACGCGGTGTGAGCCATGGAAAACAGGTTGTTGCGGCTGATCCCGAGAGATTTACGCGTATGTTCGCCGTGTTCGATAAGATATTTCGCCAAAGTTACGGCAGAGATATCGAGTTTTTTTACGGATTATGCGAAGATTTTTATCAGCCGATCATTAAAAAACGGTTTCCAAAGATATTCCGAGAGATGGAAGGGATTGCGGCGGGAGGTGGTGGTCTTGATGTGCGTCAGGTCATCCTGATCAACGTGTATATGTCTATCCCATATTTTTACGCGCATATGCTTCGTTATATCGATACGCCCAAATACAGGAAGAAATACGCGGATGTCATACGCGATGAACACGCAATTCGCGCCGACCCTGCCGCCTTCTCCGCCCGTGCTGCGCGACTGGACGAATTTAAAGACCGGTGTTCGCTGATTATGGCAGTCGGCCCGAGCTGGACCAAAGACGGCGGAATCGTATGCGGACATTCATCCTTTAGCAACTTTCTAGATGCCCAATTTTGTAATGTCATCCTTAGGATTGAGCCGGAGGCGGGGGATGGGTGTGTCATGGTGATGCAGACCACGCCAGGCGGTGTCTGGAGCATGACAGACTTCTTTGTCACCAGCGCGGGAATCATAGGGAGCGAAACGACGATACGCGGATTTCACGCCTTCAGGCTGCGCGACCCAATTTGTTGTCGAATTCGCGAATGTATGCAATACGGGAAGTCTTTAGAAGAATATGCCGAGAGATTACAAAAACGGAACTCGGGGGATTATGCGTGTTCATGGATGTTTGGTGACGTCCGGAACCGTAGTGGAGGGCCGCGTATTATGCGTGTTGAACTCGGTCTGAATTATGTCAATATTGAAACCACGAAGGATGGGGTGTTCCTCGGGTTTAATTCGACCTATGACGAGAGAATTCGAGCGATTGAATGCTCGGGTGTCTCGGGGGGGGTAGGCGGCGGCGGAGGCGAACTGAGTGATGCCGATGGGTTTCACGACGTGACATCAAGTATCGGCAATCGCCGTGTTCAGCTAGAAAAACTCGCGGAAAAGTATCGCGGACGGATCGACACCACCGTCGTAAAACGAATTCTGGCCGATCATTTTGACAATCATTTAGGAAAAACGGCGGCGAATTCGCGGACGATTTGTAAGCACGGCTCCGCCGATAATGGCGAAGGTGGAAGCGCTGGCTCCGGCTCCGGATCTGCTCCATTCAAGCCCGTTGGCGCATATGACGCAAAAGTCGCGGATAGTGCGTTAATTCGGCGGATGTCGTTTTTGGCGCATTTAGGGCCGCCATGCGGAACGCCGTTTTCGGTGAAGGAGCATATGAAAAAACATCCGGAGTGGAAAGATTGGGCGGAATATTTAGTGGATTTTCCGCGGAGGGGGTGGGTGGAGGCGTAGCGGAGCGTAGAGGAAGAAATCGCATTTGACGAGACGGCGTTGAAAACAGATGGTTGAATGGATTATCAATATTGAGATAATAAAAATATTGAGAATATGTATAGACGAAATAAAATAAGCAAGGATGAGTAAAGAAGAAGCAGCAGATCGACAACAATCATCAGAATCAGTAACAACAGATCCAGCAGCAAGACCAGCATCATCAGATGTAGACGAGCTTGCTACTATGCTTGAAAACCCGAAAACGGTAGAAGCGGTCCAAGGTCTCCAACAGAAACTACTGATGATGGACAAATCCGACATCGTTCAGTCCAATTCCAACGTCTCAGCCGCAGCCGAAACCTCAGCCGCAGGCCAATCCGAAGAAAACGCAGATAATACAGCAAGAATTGCTGAACTAGAGGCAATAATTGCCGATGATTCTAAAAGTCCAGATGATAAAGTTACTGCCCAAGCAGAATTAAATAAACTAAAACCCCCCGCTCCCCCAGCCGTAAACGCAGACACAGGCGGCCGCCGTCGCACCAAGCGTAAGCACCACAAGAAGGGCAAGTCGGCCAAGAAGGGCGGCAAGAAGCACCGCAAAAGTTCCGGCAAGAAGTCTCGCCGAAGCAGCAGCAAGAAGTCCCGCCGTCAGGGCAGGAAGTAAAATATCATTATTTTAGCAAATTTTCATCAAACGAAAATAATGATATGTCAGTTACGACGGGTGCGGGTGCGATGATGGCGGCGGCGTTGGGTGCGTTTGGATTTGGTGGCGGTGCGGCGGCGTTGGGTGCGGGTGGATTTACCACTGCCACCACCAGGCTTCCATATAGGTTTTTTGTCCGGATGAGAATATTCTTCTTCATGTTGTCTGTTATGTCTTCTATAGCATTTTACATCGTGTGGACATATTGGTTTAACTGGAACTGCTGCTGGTCGTTTTATTGTTGTGTCGGGTCGCGCTTTTATTGAACTACTTGCGGGTGTTGTTATTGCGGGTTTTGTTATCCCGCCTTTTACTGGAAGACTCTTTTGAACATCCGCTTTTATTGAACTACTTGCGGGTGTTGTTATTGCGGGTTTTGTTATCCCGCCTTTTACTGGAAGACTCTTTTGAACATCCGCTTTTAATAAACTAGGGCTATTAATAAATATTTGTTCCATTTCACTTCTTACTTCCAATGGTTTATCTGGTGATTGTGATGATTCGGTTTGCGTAACCGAACCAGTCATTCCTTCACATAACTGTCCAATTATGTGAGATATTGATATATTTCCACTAAATCTAACACCACATGTTGTGTATATATCTAATATTTGCTGAAAAATTTCCCTTGTTGTAGGTTCTGTTGTAATCATAAAAAAACGTTCATTTTCTTGAGCAATATTTAAAACAGATTCTTGGTCAGAACGCCTTACTAGTTCTCCTAAACAAACTAATTGGGTTGTATCTGTCCTTAGTGGCGAATCCCTAATTTGTGTAGCAACAAATAACAAAAACTCTAAAAATAATTTACTTGGTATAGGTTCAATCCTGTATGATTCTTTTGCTAGTCTTGCCAAATCTTTAATTGGTTCATTTTTATCATCAAAATCTTTAGAACCATCCATTTTTATCCATTTACTTTTTGAATAAAAAATATCTTGCAATTGAACTAATAGGGAATTAATCCTAATAATAAGATTATTACTCTTAAGTTTCTGTGTATATTTATCACTTCGTAGAACATCTGCCCATATTTGTCCACATTCAAACGTCATCAATTCAAATAATTTTTTGAATAGAGCATCTTTGTTGTTGGGTTTTTGTGGATTCGTTTTAAAGATACGTATAGCAGAATCAATCTCTCGTATGAATTTATTCTTATCAGTATCTGCTTCCGCCATTAACACAGTTTACCCCCCCCCCCCAAACAATAATAAAACTATATATATTCATAGTATTAAATGTCGTCCGCTTCCCTCCCCGACACCATCGCCATTCTCTCGGAGATATGGAATGCAAACGCCGCGATCCCGGGTAACGAGCACATTCTCGAGAGAATCCACGCCTACGTAAAAACCCAGCTCCCGCAATCCATCAAAAACTACCAGACCGCTCAATCCGAACGCGAAACACGCAAGAAATCTCTCGAACTATTCGCCGATGAATTCACCGAGAGTTTCCTAAATCGAAACAAATATTTCTATTCTCCACATTCAGAATTGTATTTTACGTATCATAATCAAGTGCGGTATGCGTTAATCAACGAAGACGAGATCCATCACCGGATTCTAGCTGACATTACAGCGTCGGATTTTCTATCCGCAACCGCTACGACAAGCGCGACAAAATACCGCATAAAAAACAGGGTCATCAAAAGCATCCAATCATCCCGCGATATTCTCTCGGCCATCCCTGAATCTCGCACCATCCAGAATGTAATCGGCTTGCTTTACCCCGCACTCTTTCATACACGCGACCATGCGAAGTATTTTCTGACGATCCTCGGCGATGTCGTCCTCAAAAAAGCCGCGCCTCTTATCTATTTTGTTCCCGTCGTCGCAAAAGAGCTCATCAAAGACCTTGGTAGCGAATGTTACGCTTTATTTGGGTCTACTGCCCATTCGTTCAGCACCGCATTCAAGTTCAAATATTATGAGCACCAATATAAGGATTGTCGGTTGGTGGATATTCGATGTGGTGGAGGCGGTAGCACACAATCAGCATCATCATCGTCATCGGCCACATTTATGCTTCGTCTCTCGAACATGCCGGAACTCTTGACATCCATCATAGACCTTTTCTGTGTCGCCGCACATTACTCGCACAGATTCGGGAGCGCCGACGACTTCCTGCGCCTCCACTGTAAAACGCCGGAGGTCAGCAGCCATGCGTGGTTTTTACGCGATCGCACCGATCAGCAAATCATCGACGAGTTCATGAATTACGCTACTGAACCTGCGTCATCCGACCATGAAATAACGATGACGAATATGATGTATCTGTGGAAGATGTATCTCTCGGAGTTTCGTTTGCCAAGCGTGTTTTTTGCGGCAACGTTGCGTTCAAAACTCGCCAGTATTGCCTCGCCGTCGCCATCAGCGACTACACCGGACACGATTCCAAACCGGACAAGCAAGTATCTGCCTGTCGTAAGTCAGTTTCGCCAGTTTTGGGGCGAGTATTGTTTCACAGATGACCGCGAAATAGAACTGGAAATCGACGAGCTTTCGACGCTGTTCAACGAATACACAGCGTCAGCGGCAAGTCCGCCCGTCGGCGACGCAACACTCCTCGGAATGCTTCGCCACTTCTACCCCGACGTCATTATCGAAGACGATAAATATATACTGAATGTCGGTTGTAAATTATGGGATAAAACCGCAGAAATCAACGAATATCTAGAACAATTTAAAGAGCTGTGTATAACGAATCATCATTCATTTCCACAACCGTTATATAATGCGTATGAGTTTTACTGTGGGAAGTGTTACGCTACCGCGAAGCGTCGTATTATCAGCAAGCGGTATTTTGAGAAGTATTTCATGGAAGAATATCCGGATTACATCGATGAAAATGGAATGATTACGATAAAATGGTGGGGGGTTACGGACGATGACTACGACGCCGATGACGCCGATGACGACACAGCAACCTTGTCATAAAAGTTATACAAAATATCCCGCGTCGCGTCTAATCCTTCCGGGTGAAACATCACGCCATATACGCGATTTTTTGCAAATTCGAAAGCACATGCGTGTCGGCGACCATCACGGAATTTCGTAATCCACGCAATCTCTCGAACACTCGACGATGACGACGACGCCGGAGGAGCAACAGGAAGTTCATGAAAATAAAAGTAGGCTTGTTCGCGCTGCGATGTGTGGCCACGCTCATGCCCTTTGAAAATACGATGTGTCGAGAGATCGACGCTATGCGACCCCGTCCATAATGTATTGTAAGATACAAGTGATCCGCCATAATATAGCATCAATACCTGACACCCATGACATATTCCTAGCACTGGTGTTTTCGGAAAATGATACAAATAATAAAGCTCAAGCATGAGTTCAGGCTGCGGTGTATGCGATTTCACGCGAAAACGAGCGCCGGGTATGATCAACCCGCGTATGTCGGTGCGCTTAATCATCGCCGGATCACACCGTCGAGTTACAATAAATGGAATATCTCGGTGTTTGAGAGATTGATATAACTCGCGCAGTTTATTCGCATGATTCGGTGCCTCGCGTGTGACAATAAGTAGCATCTAAACTACTACAAATTATATTATTATATTATTATATACCTATATCTATACCTATACAACGACTGATATAATCATATATAATAATAAATACTAATAAGCTGATTCATACGGCCGCCGCATCACCGCTGATTGGTTGATCCCTCGCATGTTAGATCCGGTCCCCTCCAGTTTCACGATCCGCCCGCTTTCAATATAGATTTTAACAGGAAATGTCGCCGCAAATTCAGAATCATGCGTTACTACAATCATCGTCGTCTTCTTCGACATCTCTTGAATCATCTGTGTTACATATTTTTTATGAAACGCATCCACCGCGGCCGTAGGTTCATCCATAATTGTGATCGGTTTGTTGCTCAAGTAGCTTCGCAATAAATAAATAATCTGCCGCTGCCCACCGCTGAGATTTTCACCTCTCGAACCCGCCATCGTATCCAGACCTTGCGGTAGTTTCTTAAATACGTTCATAATTTTCAGTCGGTCCAGAATTTCGATGACTTCCTCTTTCGGTGTATCTGTTGCGTAGCATATATTATCGATGACGGATCGATTGAATAAAACCACCTTTTGAGAGACGATCGATAATTTGCTTCGCAGGTATTCACGGTCCATATTGCGAATATCCTCGCCATCGAATAGAATTTGACCTTCTGTCGGCTTGAAAAAACCGGACAAGAGTTTGATAATGGTTGATTTACCGCTTCCGTTGGTTCCGATGATTGCGACGCGGTCGATAGGTTTGATTTTAAAAGAAACATTATCGAGAGTTTTCTTACGGTCTTCGGCGTTTTTGGCCTCACTCGAATTCGTGTATTCAAACGATACATTTCTGAATTCGATATCTCCGGTAATCGGCATACCCGTTTTATGACCAGACGCATCTTTATCATCTACCAAAAGTTTGCGAATATTCGTTTCATTTTCAGCGAGTTTGCCATATTCCGCAATCACGAGAATGCTTCGCTGTGACGCAGTCTTGATATATCTAACAAAAAACAACATAATAATGACGACTTTGATCGTGGATACGCTATCGATCGATTTGGACTTATATAAACGAAGGATCACGTAAACATAAGCAACAAGTATGAGTGTCACGATAATCGACATGGCATATCCGCCCTTCGATGTGCTCCATAATTGTGTTTCATGTGCACTGTCATATATATCGTGTTTCTGCGTCAAGTATTCCTTCTCATCCTTTACTTTTTTACTACATATAATACTAATTGAATTACTGAGGACATCGTCGATGTTCGACATCAGATTCTTCTCTTCATTCTCTCGTTGCTCCGATGTATTTTTCGTATCTAAAAGAATGTAATAATACAAAATGAAAAACGCGATGAATACGAGCAGCGTCATACCGCCTATAACCGGATTCAAATAAATAATATATCCAAGAATCACGATACTTGTAAGAACGAATGTGATGACCCAATAAATAAATCGACCGGTAAATGATGTTACAGTATTCGGTATCTTTAATGCTTTGATAATATGGTTTGATATATCTTCTTTTTCGTAATTCACCTCAATATTTTGGAAGATGACATCGATGAGTTTGAACCGGATGAATTTCTCCATCATCGGATAATAGATCTTGTCGAAATAGTTGCTAATCATATAGACCGTATCCACGAAGAGTGTCATTCCAGCAATTTTCAAAAGAAGGGTCATCGAGTTACTGTATTCCAATTTATTGATCGCGGTAGTGAAGTTGGAAAATAGGTCAGACAATACGATCATTTCGATCGGATTACATATAAGTGTCGTAATGATCGTAATGAATACCCAAAATTTATTGTGATTCAAGAAATCTATAATATATCCCGTAATGATATAATTCTCCATCGTGCCGACTGTATGATAGGTGTCAATCACGATATATTTTGAATTACAATACTATTATTATAATGAAATATAATAGTAATATACAAACTGATGTTGAAGTATCATCTCTCCGAAACTTACTTAACGTCTCTTTGGAGTATTCACGAGACGAGAACGACGGCCGGTCTTGGAAATCTTGATCGCACCGAACTTGCCCTTACGAGCGGTGTAGCCATATTTGCGCAGACGGTTCTCCTTCTTTGCGGTAACATGCTTCTTCGCACTCACGATACGACCGTGCTTATTAAACACGAGGTCGCTCTTGGTAAGTCCACCGGGGGTCTTGTAGGCAGTATCATGCCAGACTTGTGCGCGAGAACCTTCTAACATCTCATACTTCCTGCCTTTGACGTGGTAAAATCCATCATCGTGGCGATCTAATCGTTTCACCATTTTACTAAATCTTTCGTTATATCTTATCGTTAGAAAAAATCTAAAATATGAATCTAAAATGAATTTGTTATGGGTGCTCCAAAGCCACCCGGCGCGCCATTCCACCGCCCAAAACGGTTGATATTATTCACAGCATATACCTTTTTCACGTTTTTTGTTTCGGTTGCGACGCGGATATTTTGCGCATAACGCATCTTTTTCGTTATATTCGTGTTATTGGTAGAAGTCGCCATTCCAGCAGTCGGGTTTGTTATCGTGGGGCATTTAAAATACGGAATGCGAATATCGTTGTTTTGATTATTGATCACGATAGGATTCCCAGATGAGTCAAACTGAACGAGTGCGTCGTTGATACGGTATATATCGCTACAAGTGATACCCAACCCGAACGTCGTTCGATATCGCGGTGCCGGCATGATATGTCTCTAAAGATACATAGACAATCCAAAATAAAATTGAACATGAGTTAAACATATTGTCGGAATATACTATACCCATCTCTTACACAAGAATCGAGTTCATGCCTCCTAAATCTGTTGTTGCTGCTGGTGCTGTTGGTGCTGCCGCCGACGACCTCGCCAAGTATCAGAAAATGACAGATATTGAGCATATTCTCAAGAAACCAGACACATATATAGGAACAATCGAGCCGACGGAAACGATGGAATATGTAATGGACACGGTGGTGCCGCCGTCTTCTGATGATGATGATGCTAAAGGTAGTAATGCTGCTTGTGCCGCGCCGATGCTGACCAGACGCAGTATCACGTATATCCCCGGTCTTTACAAGCTCTTCGATGAAGGAATGGTGAATATGCGCGACCATGTAGTGCGCCAAGCCCAAGCTATCGCCGATGGCAAACCCGACGCGCTTCCCGTGACCACACTTGAAGTTGAGATTGACCCCGCCGACGGAACCATCCACATGACAAATGACGGTAACGGGATTGACGTCGCACAGCACCCCGAACATAAACTCTGGATTCCTGAGATGATTTTCGGCCATCTTCGCACATCAACGAACTACGACGAGAACAAGAAGGAGAAAATCGTTGGCGGGAAGAACGGGTTCGGGTTCAAACTTGTCCTCATTTGGTCGGTCTGGGGGCGCGTGGAGACCGTCGACCATATCCGCGGACTGAAATACGTCCAAGAGTTCCGTAACAATCTTTCTGAAATCATACCGCCGACCGTTACCAAGTCCAAGGTGAAGCCTTATACCCGCGTGAGCTTTCGACCTGATTACGCGAGATTCGGTATCGCTGGCAACAACCTTACCGCAGACATGGTCGCGCTTTTCCTAAAACGCACCTACGATATTGCGGCTGTAACCGACAAGACCGTGAAAGTGAAATATAACGGCGCGCTTGTTCCGGTGCGTCATTTTCAGCAGTATGTCGATTTGTATATTGGCGCAAAAGGAAGTGGTGGCGAAGGCGGCGGCGGGGTCAAGCGCATCTACGAGAACCCTGACCCTCGTTGGGAGTATGTCGTCTGCCTCACAACCACCGATGAATTCACACACATCTCATTCGTAAACGGAATCTATACTCCACGCGGCGGAAAGCACGTCGAATACATTACCAATCAAATTGTCCGTAAGCTCGCGGAGGTCATCAAGAAGAAGAAGAAAGTCGATGTCAAGCCGAATACAATCAAAGAACAACTCATGCTTTTCCTGCGATGTGATATCGAGAACCCGTCATTTTCGAGCCAGACAAAAGATGAGCTCGGCACAGCTGTCGCGAATTTCGGATCATCATGTAAAGTAAGCGACGAATTCATCGAGAAACTCGCAAAGATGGGTGTGATGGATGCCGCGTGTGCGCTGACGGAAGTCAAGGATACGAAAGCCGCAAAGAAGACCGATGGCGCGAAAACTCGAACGATTCGTGGAATTCCCAAACTCATCGACGCGAATTATGCTGGATCGCCTGACAAATCCGCACAATGCACGATTATCCTTTGCGAAGGTGATTCAGCCAAGGCAGGTATTATCAGCGGCTTGAGCAAAGAAGACCGAAATTATATTGGTGTCTATCCGATGAAAGGTAAGCTGTTCAACGTTCATGGCGAGACGACGAAACGCATTTCAGAAAACCGCGAGATTGCGGAAATCAAACAGATTCTCGGTCTTGAAACTGGAAAGACCTACACCCCCACGGATGTCGCAACACGGCTGCGTTATGGTAAGGTGCTGTTCATGACCGATCAGGATTTAGATGGCGCTCATATTCAAGGTCTTGGTATCAATCTTTTCCAGACGGAGTGGCCATCACTCACGAAGATACCGGGTTTCATCGGATTCATGAATACCCCGATTCTGAAAGCACGTCGCGGCGCACAAGAAGTCCTCTTTTACAACGACGGCGAGTTTGAAGCATGGAAGAAGCAATTCCCCGACGCGGTCGTCCCCGCAAGTTGGAACACGAAATATTATAAAGGTTTAGGCACGAGCACCGGGAAGGAGTTCAAAGAATATTTCGAGCATAAGAAAATGGTGTCGTTTGTTCATACGGGAAAAGAAAGCGACGACCATCTTGATATGGCGTTCAACAAGAAACGTGCCGACGACCGAAAAGAGTGGCTCTCGAACTATTCGCGCGATGCGTTTCTCGATACATCAAAACCGGAAATCCCTTATGAAGAATTTATCGATCGCGGCCTCATCCACTTTTCGATCTACGACAACGAGCGCTCAATCCCCAACCTGATGGATGGACTGAAGATTTCGCTGCGTAAGATTCTGTATGCGGCATTCAAGAAGGGCGGCCTGAAGACGGAAATCAAAGTTGCGCAATTCAGCGGCTATGTATCGGAGCATTCGGCGTATCACCATGGTGAGGCGAGTTTGAATGCGGCGATTGTCGGGATGGCGCAGAACTTCGTAGGGAGCAACAATATTAATTTGTTAGAACCGAATGGTCAGTTTGGGACCAGATGTGCTGCAGGGCAAGATTCCGCAAGCGAAAGATACATCTTCACACAACTCAACAAGCTGACGCGACTCATCTTTCGCCAAGAAGACGACGCCATCTTGTCGTATATCAACGACGACGGTCAAATGGTGGAGCCGACGTATTACGCACCAGCGATTCCGATGATTCTCGTAAATGGAAGTAAGGGAATCGGAACAGGATTTAGCACAGAGGTTCTTCAGTACAACCCGCTTCAAATCATCGCTTATATTCGCTCGATGCTCGAAGCGACTTCTGTGGCCGACCGCCCTGTCATCGAGCCCTACTTCAAAGGATTCAAGGGGTCGATTAAGAATATCGCGGCGACCGCTGGTGCTCCGGCTTCCGCCTCCGCTACCGCCTCCGGTGCTCCGGCTTCCGCCTCCGCTAAATATCTCATCAAAGGTACCTACGAAATCGTCGCCGACCGTAAAGTCCGTATTACCGAGCTCCCGATTGGAACATGGACCGATGATTATAAAGTATTCTTGGAGAAGTTGATGGAAGTGCCTGCGGCGTCAGACAAAGACAAAATCAGCGACAAGTCTGCGGCAGCGGCTACCCCTATCCTCAAAGAATACGCCGACATGTCCACCGACACCGTTGTAGATATTACTGTGACGTTTCATCCATCCTATCCACACACACCGAAAGATCTTGAAGCCGCGGTCATCGATCCCGACGCTGGAACAAACAAATTGGAGAAGCTTCTCGCACTATTCACAACACAAAGCACGACGAATATGAATTTATTCGACGCGCATGAGAAACTCCGGAAATACGCGACGATTTACGACATCATCGAGGATTATTACGCCGAACGCATCGGATTATACGCAAAACGCAAAGCAGCGATGCTGGCTCAACTCGCCAACGAGCTTCGAGTGCTAACAAACCGCGCACGATACATCCAAGAGATCCTCGACGACAAACTGGAATTACGAAGGCAAACCAAAGAGGCGATTTTCGCAAAGATGACCGACCATGGCTACGAGCATATCGATGGCGACGTTGAATTCAAATATCTTCTCAAGATGCCGATGGATAGTGTGACGGATGAGAATGTTAAGCATCTCCTGTCGGAACGTGACGCCAAACGTGCGCAACACAAAGGACTTAGCGATACGTCGATTGAAGCATTATGGATACGTGACTTGGACGAATTGGAACAGGAGTATAAGAAGTGGGTCACAGCGATGGAGACGGGAGCAATAGGAGCGAAGACCGGTGGTGGCGGCGGCGCTGCTGCGGCACTCGCAAAGAAGAAGATGGTGGTGAAGAAAGTGTAATCGAATCGAATCGAAAAGGTATTGCGTATTGTAAATAATAAAATAATGTAAACAATTATGTAATTGAAATTATTGTAAATGTTTATTTTATTATTTTTTTTACTGCCGTTATTTCTATACATAATACTAGTGATATTTTCATGGACAGCATCAGTGGTGATGTGTAATAAAACATCATTATTATCTTTATCGACAAACATGACAAATATTGTGAAACAATACAAATTTCGTGAAGAAGTTTTAGATATTTCGGGAATCAGGATACACAGCGTAATAAAAGAACCAACTGGTATTATATCTGATGATGTATTTGTATTGATTCATGGAACAGCGAGTTCGTCAGTAATATTTTTCGACCTAATGAACCAACTTCCAGACAACGTCAAATGCGTTGCCATCGATTTACCATCTTTTGGTGTAAGTGGTGATATTGGTTTAGACACATATCCAAAGAATGAAGACTTGTTCATTTGTTATGCTGATGTTATAGGCCAAACACTACAAAAATTGAATATTCTTCATAACACGATTCTTGTTGGTTATTCACTCGGCGGATTTCTGTCCATTTATGTCGCGGCTCGGTTTCCAATAAAAAAACTAGTTCTGTTAACCCCCGCCGGTATTCTTCCAACACTCGGTGTGTGGGGATATTATTGGGGTATATTTTTCAAACTCGGATTACCCGCAACTATATTTAACCTTCCACTCATATCGCGTAATGGTATGATTCGTATTATGAATTTCATATTCAACGATAAATCGAATCTAACTAATTTTTGGTTAGATTTTTATTCAAATCCACATAATAAAGGACATCAATTAGTGCAAAGGGTCATTACTATTACACCGCTTTATTCATATTGGAATACACCAGCATTTCCACTACTTATAGAACTATGTAAAAAGATACCAATGACTGTTTGTTTTGGACTAAAAGATACGATTTGTCCGCCACATATTGGTCATTTTTTAAAGTATGTTTCGCGTGGTCAGATTATGATACATAACATTCGTGATGCGAATCATTATCAGTGTGTAAATTCGAGTGAAATGATCAAACTATTGAAATCTACATTAGATAATCGAGACGAAGAAACGATGATAGGTATAACAATACACAAACCGAATAATACGATGATACAAAGATGTTGTAAAGGTTATTCATACCCATCACTTACAAAAACACAAAAGTCAATCGACCAAATATACAAATATTTACTGACAAATATTACATAATATTACATTTATTTACGAATGTGTTATGCGTCTAAAACCAAGGTTTCAATTCTAGCGTCTTATGTTTGTAATCTGAGAAATTCGGACGAGCCATCGGTGTATACATGTTGCTGACATCACGCTTATACTGAATGTAACCCTCCGCTTCGCCATGAACACGAGGAACACAATATTCGAATACTAATTCATTCAACTCGATAATCTGCTCGCGGATATCGGTGGGAGCGTTGGCGGCATTCTGTAAATAAATTGTCCGCATGATGATGCGGAGGGTATCACAATCCTGTTCGCCGATCACATACTTGCCACGCGACCGCTGATATACACCGGCACGAATACCGTTCTGAATAATCTGCATATTCTCCTTACTAAAGAACGCATTCGAAAGAGGAGTGTTTTCCCAGATTCCGTTTAACGCGTCACGATAGGTCACGCACTGATGGACTGGGTTCTTATCATAAAGCGCAAACTGATCTTGGATTGGGGGTGTTAAGATATCCAGCCGGCCATTTTTAGGTTGTCCGATAAATGTTTCTTCAGGGAAATTGCGATAATCAAAACGGTTCATGATTGAATACGGTAGAAAGAATATACGCTAAATAACGTTGTTGTATAATGTATAGATATTATATCATTACTATATATAGCGTATTCGTTTATTCTGTAATACTATGGATTTTATTTCAAGTTCAAAAAATGTCGGTTCATCGGCATTTGGAAGTTCCGGTAATGGAGCTGCCAGTAGCACATCAGGCAACGGTCTGTTTAGCAACTTTTTCAATCTTTCAATACAAAAAATGGTATTATTACTCGCAATCATCGCATTTATAATATCGATTGGAACGGTCGCGGTTCTACTCTGGAAGTCAAAGAGTAGTCAAAAATGGCCGCCTGAGATCGCAAAATGCCCGGATCGTATGGATTTTGACGGAACAAAGTGCGTAGATAACTACGGATTATTAGGCAGCACAACTGTTCAACTCCCGTCTCCAGACAACTGTACTAATTTTTCAAATATTATGAACCTGAAATATCAGGGGAATGATCTAATTGGTGCTGATGACAACGGTTATATTCCATGGGAAGGTGTCATCGATGGTCAAAAGTCACGTGCTAGCTCTTTAAAATGTTTAACATAACACACACACACACACACATTACTAACTATGACAAAATATTTTGTATTATGTCATACTATGAGACGATAATTACATACGGTAAGCTCCAGGTGCGGCACCAGAAGCCTGCTTAGCCACCGCTGGCAAAGAGTCAGAAGGAGCACCCATACCATAAGTTCCGGCCTTCATGTTGCTCGTGACACACATCGAGTAGAACAAACGTGTCTGGAAATACATAAGGGCATATACCAAAATCATCAAGAATGAATAAACACCGCTCATTAACGTGATTTTTCCCCTAAATAAGAGCACCAGCGACGAAACAAACCCCAACGCAGCAACTGCCAAGAAAATAAAATTCACGACAGTAAGCCAATAAAACAACAGACAATAATCCTTGTCAAGAGGCGCAAATAGTTCTTGGATTGCGTTCATTATCTCAATAATGGTCGTTATAACATATAAACATAAAAAATATATTCACATATCACACATACATGGATAATTATACCACGTTTTTAGGTCGCGAAACCATCTATAACAATATACGTGATTTCCTAGCATCATTTCAGAAAAACAAATCCGATCTTACATTCAAACGAGGTATCTATATCTATGGCGAACCCGGATCAGGCAAAACCGAATTCGTTGTTCGACTACTCAAAGAACTCGATTATGATATGGTGAAATATGACGCAGGCGATATTCGAAACAAGTCGATCATCGAATCGATTACACAACATAATATCTCGGATAAAAACATCATGTCGATATTTCAACGTAAAGTTAAAAAAATCGTTGTAGTGATGGACGAGCTTGACGGAATGAATAACGGTGATAAGGGCGGAATTACGTCACTTATTAAACTGATTCGTCCTAAAAAGACAAAAAAACAGAAACTAGAAGAAGTAACGATGAACCCAATCATTTGTATTGGGAATTACCATATCGACAAGAAAATCAAAGAATTGATGAAGGTGTGTTATGTCTACGAATTAAAAACACCGACGGTTACACAAATGTCGAATATCATCGACATGAAATTGCCAACGATTGACGCGGTGATGCGAAAAAATATCATCAAATTCGTTCAAGGTAATCTTCGTAAGCTAAATGCAGTAATAGAAATGAGTAAAAAATCAAACACGATACTTGCGAATAATATTCTTCACGCGATATTTCAACCGAAGACCTATAACGAAGATATCAAAAAAATAACCGAAAAGTTGATGAATACCGAATATCCAATTTCTGAACATAATGTTCTAATCAACGAAACAGACCGCACCACAATCGGTCTTCTTTGGCATGAAAATATCATCGATTTATTTGAAAAGATGCCAGTTCATGTGTCCGCGCCTTTTTATAAAATCGTATTAGATAACATATGTCAAGCGGATTATTTTGACCGTATCACATTTCAAAATCAGATTTGGTTATTTAATGAGCTATCGTCCCTTATCAAAACATTCTACAATCATCATTTGTTTCACAAATCATTCCCTAAAAAAGCACGGTTTCATCCGACCGAAGTGCGATTTACGAAGGTTTTAACAAAATACAGCACCGAATACAATAATCAGCTTTTCATACAAAATTTATGTATTCAACTGTCGATGGACCAAAACGATTTATTCACATTTTTCATGACACTAAAAAAACAGTATGCGGAAGAGGATATTCCGCGCATTTTAGAAATGTATGAAATCACGAAATTGGACGTGAATCGTATTTATCGGTATTTAGACAAATATATGGAAAAATCTGTAGTAGTCGTAGACAACGAAGATAACATATATGGCGGTGAACTTGATAGTCAATATGATTCTGTCTTACTAGAATGAAACATCGGACCCGATCTTTATTATGCGTTTGAATAATATGTAAAAGATATAAATAGTATTTAGAAATAATTTTCATTCATGGGTGCGTCTATTTCATTTGATTCGAAATACCGTTTAGTGTTAGATACAGAGGTTGAGTGTATTTCGGTCAATCCTCCTGGAACTGTAAAAGACAAATCACACAAAAAGGAAAAACATGATCGCGCGAATGACAGCGAAAGCGGTAGCGGAAGCGATAGCGGTAGCGGAAGTGAAAGCGGAAGTGACAGCGATAGCGATAGCGGAAGTGAGACTGAAAACAAAATATATACTGTAAAGATAACTCCTGAAATCATAAACTACATCCGCAGTTATCTGCGAAAGACTGATTTTCTCGACGAATTTGATTTGATTACTGAAATCGATCTTGATAATTATGACCACGCCCCCGGATCGGCGCTTGTATTTAATTCCGACTCCATCGTCTATATAACAAACAATCAAACGATTGAGGCTGTTGGTGAATGGGAATACCTTCCGTCTGAGAAAGTAGAAACCAAACATAAATCGACGAAATCGAAGCCAAAATCAAAGTCTAATAACGATGACACATACGACGACGCACGTAATAAATATAAAACAAAGGATGATGAACTTCCTGTAAGTGAAATCGAGAACATTCTTACAGCTAAATTTGAAGAATACAATAAAGGGCACGAATTTGTAATTCACGAATCTAAGAATAGTCTTCTTTGTTTAAAGATTAACTCGGTTGAAATCGTGAAGGCTTAATCACCCCAGATCATAATATCATAATCATTCACAGTCAATTATGATATTGAATAATAGTATTATTAGACGTAGATAGTTTCAGGGATATGATCCGTGGTATTCGTCGCCCTCTCCGCTGCCGCTGCCGCCGCCTCCGCCTCCGCTTCCGCATGTGCTTTTTGTAATGCTTGATATTTTTCATGAAGCATATGATACTCACGATTCAATCGTGCTATTTCTTGATCACGTGACGCAACATCGTTTTGTAATGCTTGAAGAATATCGACAATCTGTTTGTTATTCAACGTAACCGGTGGTTGACCATCTTGTTGTAACACGATATTACCGCCCCCTCCGGCCGCCGCCGCATCTTGCGCCATCTTCGCGCGTTCTTTCTCAAGCTGTAATGTTTGCGCGATTACGTCCGGTTTCATTTCAGGTCGACCGGGTTCATAATTCGCCAATAAACCTTCTAATTCATTCATATAAAACCGACGAAGGTCGTTGTCTTTGATGAAATCCATTACCTTCTTCGGTGAATCTCTCACCACATCCGGATTCGCATTTACAAGCAGCTTACGTTTATCGAATGTATTATGTTCATGCGAAAATACGAGAATCACTTTCATCGGATCAAGTTGGACGAATGGAACCGTGTAATCTTTCAAGAATGCGCGTTCTTCCGCCAAACATGCGTCATCATTATACCGGTTATTCTTTAACAGCTTTCGCTTAAATGCGAATGTTCCTGCGGTAGCATGATTGGGTCCATACGGTCCAAACCGCTTCATTTGTTTAATATGTTTGAAATAAATGTAAATCTCGCTCGACCCAGCACATAATGCCTCAGGATGAGATACCAACATTTCAACTGCGTGAGAGACGCGTTTTGGAGGATAATAATCATCATCATCCATATAGACCAGTATCTCTCCACGGGATTTCTCGTGAAGCAAATTACGCTTTCGCCCCAACGTCATTTTTGTATCGTATTTAAAATACTTAACTCGAGGATGTGATGCTACGAGGTCTTCGATTGGGTCGGTTCCGTCATCAATAATAATCCATTCCATGCGATCTTGTGGATAGTCTTGTTCATTAAAACAACGAATCATAGCCTGAATAAACGGTCGGCGATTAAATGTAGGTGTACATACACTCACAAATGGATATTTTTTAAAATATTCTGGGCTTGATTTTTCGATACCGGATGCCGTCGCCGTCGCCGTCGCCGTTGCTACTCCGGGAACTGCCGATGCTTTATTCTTTCCACCCATATCGTATAAATTTGGATATAATAGTTCTTATACGATATTATTTATGTTGTTTATTCATTTTGCTGCTATCCACTCCAATTCTTAATCGAGTTAATAAAATCCATGATTCCTTGCCAATAATGTGTAAGATACAAGACAAGTAACATTAGAATCACAATCGCCGCAACATTAATATCTAAATACTCAAAAGCGTAATACATTAATGTCAGGTTAAAGAAGAAGAATATAATAGGAACATATCGAGCGTATAATTCGCGATACTGATCCCAATGAAGAAGAGGGTAAATAAATAAAGTTCCGATGAACTGAATCAATTGAACAAAATACGAAATCACCGGTATTATACCCAACCCGAATCCTGTAAATATAGACCATAATGAACCGCCGATAAATTCTTTACGATGATCGGTCGGATTGAGAATCATGCCGATAACTGTTGTAAAAAATGGACCACCCATTAACATAAAACCGACAATTAGTAAAAATACAAACGGGATTAATATAATAATCAGAGGCGATATAGCGTCTTGTAATTCAACAGGAATCGCGTTTGAAATACGTGTGATTTGTTCAAAGATATAGGACAACATCGCGCGGTCGGATGAAAATGAAAATATGAATGCGTTATTGATCCATTGCTTAAAGCGGGCTTTAATAAATGCCCAATTCAAAAGATTTACTTTTGTTACTCCCTCTTCGACACTGTCATTCACCAGATCTAAATCTTCTTCTGTTAAACAGAACCATTTAAAGACGTAGGTATCAAGAAGAATCGCGGCTTTCAAGTATATTTTTTTAGGTGTTTCGATCTTTGGATCATCCGCAATCCCTCCGAACTTATCATCACAATCGGCGCCGCAACTCGTGTATTCGCTCGTATAACAATATGGCCATTCGTGGCGGTCGGTCGGAAATAGTTTATTCAAGTTAAGGTTATTATTTTTGATACTTTCCGGTGCCGCAAAAAACATGATATTCACACATATCACCGAAATGATCACCGTTTCAATAAATAGCGTTAGGACACTCAGCCCGAATTCTTTCAGTGCTTCGAGATCAAAGATCGATTTCGGTTTCGCTTTCGCCGTCGTCCCTTCATCTTTTTTTTTATCGCCGTCACCGTCGCCACCTCCTCCGTCGAACATCCCTCCTACTTTGCTAAACGTTCCTTCTTCACCGTCGTCTGCTTCATTATCATCTTCGACGTCATCGGGTCGTTGTTCTTCTTCGTCGTCCGCCATTTTTTGGTAAGTTATATATACCATAGATTATTATAACGTGGTTGAAACATCAAAATCAGCGAGCATACATTAGACCGCAATTTCCTGATACAAATGTAAGAACATTATACCGCTCTTCGAGTATATGTAGGTCATAATTATACAAGTAAATATTCACATTCGGCTTATTCATTCCGATAATCTCTCGCGTGTTCGGATTACAAATCACCTTCACTTCGGCGGCAGAGTCCAACGGGGGATAAATCGTCGTCATTTCGAGTTCGATCTGATTGAATTTGCTCATATTGATTGCGCCGCTTGGTTGTAGATCAAACGGGTCCGAATTCAGACAGAAATTGTAGCAGTAGATACCCGGTTTTGCGCTTCCGCGGGTGCGTGTATATTTCTCAACGTAGTTATAGACCCCCGCGTCAAGTAAATTCTCTCGGTATTTGCCGTTCAACGAAATTCCCAACATCTGTAAAATATCGCGTTCATTTTCGGATTGAAAATCGCCGGTAATATGAAGTCCGGTCATGCGTTTATCGCGTGGATTAATGCCTGGTCCGATCCCGTTTTTTGGTCCATTCTTATCGAAGAAGTAGCGGTCATGAGGGTAAGCCGGGTTCAGATTTGTAAGCAGATCAGTTGTTTGGCGGATGTCTTCAGTAAATGCCGCTGGGCGCCAGTCATCGTCGATGGGTGCGGGAATAATATCATATGGGAGGTAGTTATACGGCCAGTTGGTATAATTGCTCCATTCATTCCGGAGATTGACGTCGTTGCGTTGAAAAAACATCGTCCATGATGCCACCATCCCCATCGAATTTTCGATCTTGATTTTCTTATTCCCAGTTACATCGTTGAAGACCCAATCATAATACGACTTGATCAAATATTTCTGCTGATTTGCGGCAAACACTTTCGATTCTTCATCCGAGAGAAAGCAATACGTCGCCATCAAATGAACATCCGCATTCCAGTCGGTGCGAATACTCGGATACGAATTCAGCGATAAATCGATACTTGGCGGTGGGTATAAAAATCGCCACATCTGATGAAGTGGATTCGTAAAATCGGGTTGAATAACCGGCCAGAAATTATCTGGATCACCTACATCACGAATCGTGAACAACTCCTTCACCGGTCGCAGCGTAACATCAATCTGGAGTTGATTATATTGGAGGCATACAAGCGGAAACGCCATTTTCGATGAGAGCGTGAACCATGCGTTAATCGGGATGTATATTTTACGCCCACGAATCGACGGTTCTGCGCCAGCGACATTCGACGTGCGATAGGCGTTCGGGTATTGATTCAGTCGCGCGCCAGAACAACCTGGATTATATAATTCTGGAACATGACCAGTCATTTGATTGTATAACTCCCGCTTTGTTGCGTCAAGATCGCGTTCTAATATCGCCATCAGATTATTGCCGGTGAAACGCTGGAGGGTCATCCCGCCAACTGAAATCACGATCTCCTTCACCATCTGTGTGCCTATATTTTCGATCCAACGAAACTCATATGGTGCCCACATATCTTCCACTCGAGCAGGAGGATGAATCGGACTCCAAATCGACGGCAGCGTTACACATATATACGTGTCCATCAATAATTCCGCATATCTGGGTATATAAAACGTGAATTTGGACTCTTCGGTCATACGTAACTTCTTCTGACCATCGAAATCAACTCTAAACTTTTGAAGACCGAAATTCGTATATTTAAGGTATGTGCTTTTAAAAAACGACTTTTTGGGGTTACCGTTGAGAATAACATTCTGATTGCCGGTAGCTACCAAATTCAATAAACCACCAGTCATTTAGTATGTTATTTTGTTATGTTATAATAACTTTATATAAAAATCTTATTCTAATATTTTATTATATATAGTAAAGAGGAATGAAAGAAAATCAAGTAGAATTCGTATTCATAGGTATTATTATTATCGTTTTCGCAACATGGAAGATATCAGAAATGATTAAAACTAG